GTATCGCTATGCTCAGTAAAATAAAAGTTTACGGAAGATTAGCTCGATTTCTTGGAGAGCGTACATTCGAGGCTGAAATATCAACTCCACTTCATGCCTTTAAGTTTTTACTAGCAAACTTCCCTCATTTGGAACGGCATATGATGGAACAAAATTACTGTATTAAAGTCGGTAAAGATGAGATTGATGAGACAGAATTATTTAATCCGATAGGTCAACAGGAAATAAAAATAGTACCAGTAGCTACAGGTTCTAGAGGTTTTACAAGAGTATTAGCTGGAGTTGCATTAATTGGATTAACAGTAGCAACAGGTGGTTTTGGTACTACTGCTGGATTTTCTGGATTAGGGTTTTCGGCAAGTGCTGGAGCGGCAGCAGGAGCGAAAATTACACTAGGAGCAGGATTGGCGGCAGCAGCAGGAAATTTAGGTATTTACTTAGCATTGTCTGGAGCAGCACAGATGCTTACTCCCGTTCCACAACCTCCTGGAGTTTCAGAAGATCCACAATCTCAAAACTTTTCATTTAGTGGAGTGCAAAATACATCAAGAGCAGGAACAGCAATACCTGTAATTTATGGAGAAATTTTTGCTGGTTCTCTAGTAGTATCAGCAGGAATTGATACAGTACAGATAAAAGGTACAGCGTAAATGGGAATTGTTAATCGCTCCGAAGATGATGTAGTAGTAGATTCCTCGCTACCCTCTGATGCCTTATCGAGTAAACAATTTGCGACTATTGTTGATGTTCTTAGCGAAGGTGAAATAGAAGGCTTTCCTTCGGCAGCAGCATTTACAAAAGGCACAGCCAACTACAACACAGCAGCATTAAAAGATGTATTTTTAGGAAAAACTCCAGTATTAAGAGCTAGTGCTGATCCAACAAATACTCAGGCTACCGATTTTAACTTTCAAGATGTAGAGTTTGAGCCTAGATTTGGTACATCAAATCAAACATTTATCTCTGGTATTGCCAATATTGAATCTGAAACTAATGTCGGATCAAAAGTAGAAAATGGAACTCCTATATCAAGACAGATAACAAACTCCAATATTAATGCTGTTAGAGTTACTCTTCGATTTAATGGGTTACAAAAATTTGAAACTAACGGAGATGTTAATGGTGCATCAGTAGAGCTAACAATAAAAATTATTCAAAATAATGGAACGACAAGTACTCCAATATCTGACACAGTTACAGGAAGAACTTCTTCTGCATATAACAGAGATTATCGAATTGATCTACCCAGTAGCCTTAATTATCCAATAACTGTTCAAGTAGCAAGAGTAACTGCTGATGCTACTGATCCAAATAGACTAAGAGATGAATTTTTCTTTCAATCTTTTACTGAAATTATTGATGAGCAAAGACCTTATCCTGATATTGCTCATTTAGCTTTAAGATTCGACTCTGAACAGTTTTCATCTGTTCCAAGGAGAATGTATAAAGTTCGTGGGGTAAAGATAAAAATACCTCACAACGGAACTGTAGAAGCTGCAACAGGAAGAATAACTTACACAGGAACATTTAATGGAACGCTTACTACATCTAAAGTTTGGTGTTCTGATCCAGCTTGGATTTTATTTGATCTTTTAACAAATGTTAGATATGGATTAGGAGATCATATTACTGAAGCTCAACTTGATAAATATGCTTTTTATAGTGCTTCTGTTTATTGTTCTACTTTGGTCGATGATGGAGCAGGAGGACAAGAACCTAGATTTAGCTGTAATACTATTCTTCAAGCAAGACAAGATGCTTATGAAGTTGTAAATTCTCTTACTTCTGTAATGAGATCCATAAGTTTTTGGACCGCTGGTTCTCTTACAATTTCACAGGATAGACCTACAGACCCTAGCTATTTATTTAATCTTTCAAACGTAACATCAGCAGGATTTGGATATTCTGGTACGAGTCTTAAAACAAGAGCAACTGTAGTTTCCGTGTCATATTTTGACATGGATAACCAAGAGTTAGACTTTGAAACTGTAGAAGATTCCTCTGCAAAAGCTAAGTACGGCGTTTTACATAAAAAAATTACAGGATTTGGCTGTAGTTCGAGGGGTCAAGCTGCAAGATTAGGTAGATTTTTATTATTTGAGGAACAAAATTCTACTGAAACGATTAATTTTACTACTGGTTTATCAGAGGGAGTTGTTGTAAGACCTGGGCAAGTTATCGAAGTCAGCGATCCAGTAAGGGCAGGATTAAGAAGAGGAGGAAGAATAAAGTCAGCGACAACAACAACTGTCACAGTAGATAACACTGAAGATACAGATTTAGATGCTACAAATAACCCCACACTTAGCGTCATCCTGTCTGATGGATCAGTAGAAACAAAACCTGTTAGTGGTATTTCTGGTGCTGTTATTACAGTATCTTCTGCTTTTTCATCTGCTCCAAATGCAAATAGTGTTTGGATCTTAAGTAATACCACCTTGCAAACTACTCAATGGAGGGTGGTCAGCGTAACTGAAGATAAAGATAACTATGCAATTATTGGAACAGCTTATAACTCAGGGAAGTTTGCATTTATTGAAGATGGATCTCCTCTTCCTGTTAGAAATGTAACGATATTAAATGCACTAAAAGATGCTCCTAGTGATTTAACTGCTACTCAACAGTTTTATGTTGAAAATCAAAAAGCAAAAGTAAAAATTATTCTTGACTATGAAGCTGTTCAAGGTGTCAGCCAATATAGAGTTCATTATAGAAAAGACAATGGGAACTTTGTTAGTACTACTGTTACTGGAACTGACTTTACAATATTTGATGCAAGTGAAGGAACTTATGAATTTAGAGTATTCAGTTTAAATGCAGCATTAGAAACATCAGCAGAACCAGCTACATTAACGAAAGATTTTGCAGGAAAAACTGCAATTCCAGCAGACATGACAGGGCTTACTGCTGAACCTATTAGTGGTAAATTAATACGTTTGAAGTGGAATAGATCAGCAGATATTGACGTTACTCATGGTGGATTGGTTTACATCAGGCATGATAGTTCTGGGACTGATGGTTCTGGTACGTTTGAGAAAGCTGTTGACTTAATAGAAGCTGCTCCAGGAAACTCAACTGAAGCAATAGTTCCAGCTATTACTGGAGAATACATCCTCAAATTTCAAGATGATGGTGGTAGATTTAGTGCAGGAGAAGCTAGTGTTGTTGTTAATATTCCAGAAGTTACAGATGCTTTACTTGTTCAGACTAGAAGAGAAGATTTAGATAGTCCTAAGTTTCAAGGTGCAAAAGTTAATACAGCTTTTGATGCACCAACAAATTCTCTTAACTTAATTGGTGTAGGACAATTTGATGACATCGGTGGCAGTATTGCAGGAACATTCGATGATGTGGGTTCATTAGATGACATTGGTGGAATATCCCCATCAGGCACTTATGACTTTGCATCTACACTAGATCTAGGGGCTGTATTTAGTCTTGATTTAGTAAGACATTTCAAAACAGAAGGTTTTTATCCTTCAGATTTATTTGATTCTAGAATTGCGAATTTAGATACTTGGGGAGACTTTGATGGTGATGATGCTAATGCTGTAGATGCTCAATTATTTGTACGAACCACACAAGATGATCCTTCGGGTTCTCCTACATATAGCGACTTTCAAAACTTTACGAGTGGTACTTTTAAAGCAAGAGGTTTTCAATTCAGAACAGTTCTTACCAGTAGTGATCCAGCACAGGATATTAGAGTATTTCAGTTAGGTTATTCTGCAAAATTTGAAAGAAGAGTAGAGCAAAGTTCTTCTGTTCTTACTTCTAGTGGTTTAACTACAGTTCCATTTAGCTCTCCTTTCTTTGTTGGCACGGCTGCTCTCGGTGGTGCTAACAGTAGCCTTCCAGCAGTTAACGTCACTGCTCAAAACTTAGCTTCTGGAGATTTCTTTGAAATATCAGATGTTACTGCAAGTAATTTTAAGATACATTTTAAAAATTCATCAAATGCTTCTATAAGTAAGCAATTCACATTTACGGCTGTTGGTTTTGGAAAAGGATAGTATAATAAGAGCAATGTTACTTTTCTAAATGGCTAGAGTTGATAACACGGGTGGGGCAGGCTATGTCATAAACAATGGAACGGGTGCTGCTGTCCGAACAAAATTAAATCAAATTACTGCTGCTATCAACTCTTTAAATAGCGGTTCTGGCGATCCATCAATAAATTCAGCTTTTCAACCACATATTGATACAGGAAGTTCATTATTTAAAATAAGAAACGCAGCGAATAACGCATATGTAACGATAGGAAATATTAGCTTAGATAATTTAGGTCATGTTGTAGCAGCAACACCTACGATGACAGGTAATGTAACGATGTCATCTACTGGATTTTTAAAAGTTCCAGTTGGTACTAATGCACAACAACCTGGGCAATCTGGTCAACCAGCAGCAGCAGCAGGACAATTTAGATATAACTCCGATACAGGACAATTTGAAGGTTATACAACATCTTGGGGTGCTATCGGTGGAGGCGGTGGAGCTACTGGTGGAGGAACTGAAGCTATTTTTCACGAAAATGAGAATCAGATGGATCAGGACTATACAATCGGTGATGGAACGTCTAATATAAATGCAGGAGTTTTTGGCCCATTGACCATTAATGCAGTTCTTACAATCCCTACTGGTTCAGTAGTCTCTATCGTTTAATTATGGCTTTAAACATTAACGGCACTACTGGTATTTCTGGAGTTGATGCTAGTGTTTCCGCACCAGCCCTAACTGGGACAGACTCTAATACTGGTATCTCATTCCCTGCTGCTGACACTATAAAGTTTTCAACTGGTGGTGTTGAACGTCTGCAGATTACCAATAGCGGTGTTACTGGAACTGGTGTTGGTGGTAAATTTGCTAGTTACGCAATTATCGCTGACCAAAAAGCTAGCAATGCAACAGGAGGTTCTTCAAGTACTGGTAGTTTTAATACTAGGGATTTAAATACAGAATTAGCTGACCCTGATGGTATTGTTTCTATAAGTAGCAATCAATTTACATTACAAGCTGGAAGTTATCTGATAAAAGCATCGGCTCCTGCATTTAAAGCACAGAGACATCAAATTATAGTTCAAAATATTACTGATAGTTCAGTATCAATAGTTGGATCATGCGAATATAATGACAACTCTGCACAAGTTCAAACCAGAAGTTTTCTTGCGGGTAGAGTTACAATAAGTGCAGCTAAAGTATTTGAAATACGTCATAGGATCGATAATGCTGAAGGTACATTTGGTTTGGGAGTTGAATGTAACTTTGACACACTTGCTTCTATATATACAATCGTAGAAATCTTTAAGGAGGCATAAATGGCTATTAATTCTGATACTGACATTACACTCGCTCTTATTCAATTAGGAAAAAGTGAAAAAAATCGTGTTCGATTAAGTCAATCTATACCACCACATGAAATTCTTGAATGGGATTCTGATAATCCAGATTCACAGCCTACAGATGATGAGCTAAATGCAGCTTATATAGCTTGGAAAGCAGCAGAATTGTATAAAATCAACAGGGCTAACGAATATCCAAGTATTGAAGATCAGCTAGATACGATTTATCATAGTGGTGTAGCTGGTTGGAAAACTAAGATCAAAGCTATCAAAGACAAGTATCCTAAACCATGACAGCAAAGATTAAACTAAACGCAGCATCAGGTGGTGGGTCAGTAAGCCTAGAAGCACCCTCATCTACAACAGGTGATGCAAACGTACAATTTAAATTACCTGTAGCTGATGGTTCAAATGGACAAGCCTTAACTACAAATGCTAGTGGTCAACTGGCTTTTGCTACTATTTCTTCTAACCCTACTACTACTTCTGGTACTGATAACTTTACAGTTGCTGATGGAGATTTAATAATAGGAACCTCTGGTCATGGTATTGACTTTAGTGCTACTTCTGATGCAACTGGTAAAACAAGTGAACTGCTAGACGACTATGAAGAGGGTACATTCACTCCTACAGCAAGAGGTCATAGTACTAATAGTAGTCCTGTTATAGAAGGAACTGGAAAATATGTAAAGATTGGTACTTTGGTTCAAATTCAACTATTTTTTGGAAATAAAAACGGAACTCATTTACCAAGCGGAGAGTATTTTCAAATTCACGGATTACCTTATACTTTTTCAGGAGAACATTTTATACCACATGGATTTAATTACAAAGTAGCATTTAGTAGCAGTCACCAATATTTATTTTATTCACCAAATGCCACCACAAGATTGGATGCATATGCTAATGTAAATGATTCAGCATATTCACCTTGGGGTACAAATGATTGGGATAGTACACAATGGTATCATTCAAATAGTTTTTCATATATAACAACATAATTAAATCATTGACCGCAGCTATGTCTATAAACTAAGCCTAAACCTGTTTTAATCGGAGATTAATCCTAATGGCACTTACAGAGTCAACCGAATACGATAAGATAGAGGTCGTAGGAACTTATAAGGCGGTGCAAGTACGTAAAGCAACAGTTATTAAAAAAGATGATGTTGAAATTACCAGAGCATTTGAAAGATATGTACTACATCCTGGTTTATTAGATGCTTCTGATAATTTAGTTGATACTGATATTTCATCAGAACCAACAATAGTGCAATCAATTTGTAATGCAGTTTGGACTGCTGATGTAAAAGCTGCTTGGAAGGCTAAACTAATAGCAGATAAACCAAGTTCTTAATCATGTCAGAGATCAAGGTAAATTCGATAAAAGGGGTAGGAGCATCAACGGCTGCTCTAACCATCAACAATACTGATGGAACGTGTACTGCCAATATTACTAATAACCTAAGTAATCGTAATTTAATAATTAACGGAGCTATGCAAGTAGCTCAACGTGGAACGTCATCAACTACAAATGGCTATGGAAGTGTTGATAGAATACAGCCTTATTCTGCTAATACAAGTGTCACTACAACTCATTCACAAGTAGCTGTAACAACTGGAGGCGCTTATGATGCTGGTTTTAGGAAAGCATTTCAAGTCACTAAACCAGCTGGTTCTGTTGCGGCAAATGGCCAGATAGCGATTAATTATGCTATTGAAGGGCAAGATATAGTTAATTCTGGTTGGAAAATGACAGATCCAAATAGTAAACTAACTTTATCTTTTTGGGTAAAATCTAGTGTAGCTAATCATAACCCAACATTTTATATACAAGCGTATGATACTCCTTCTGCTACACAATTTTTCAATGGGCAAGTTTCTGCTTTAACTGCTGATACATGGACAAAAGTGACCACAGTAATTTCTGGTCATGCAGATATAGGAATAGCCGATGATAACACAAAAGGTTTGGCTATCGGGTTAAATCCTTGGTACGGAACAGATTTTACAGATGCAGGGAATACAAATGGAGCATGGACAACTTTTGGAACTAAGCCTGTAGATAGTACATGGCTTACAACAAATAACTCAACATTTCAAGTTACAGGCATTCAATTAGAAGTTTCAGATTATGCCACCTCGTTTGAATTTCGCAGCTATGCAGATGAGCTGGCTAAATGTCAGAGGTATTGCTACGAACACCTTGCCTCTGGAGCTGGTCCAACTGCGAGCATAATGTTGGGTTGTTACTATAACAGTTCAAGAATATATGGAAGTTTTAAATGGCCTGTGACAATGAGAGCATCACCTACTATGGTTTGTACTGACGCGACAGGTGCTTTTATTGCTTATAGAGATGGAACTAATGATGAAGTGGATGAATTTCATATAGATTCTTCAAATAATGTTGGCCCTAATGGAGCAGAAATATTAAATGATACAGATGCTAGTGGAACGGCTGGTCACGCTTGTTTTGTTAGACGTCAATATGCAACTACAACCACATTTCGTTTTGAGGCAGAACTGTAATCATGGCTTTATACAAATTACATAAATCAGCAATGGACGGAACTACATCAGTAGTATTTAAACAAATTAATGGTTTAAAAATCAGTATTCCATTTGACGAAGCAAACACCGACTACCAAGAGTTCCTTCAGTGGAAGGCTGACGGAGGAGTTCCAGAAGAGGCTGATTAATTAACCTTTTCGTGCATCTGTCTAGTCATTAACCCCATAGTGACGTAGAGAGGGGATAGGGCTAAAATAAGCAGTAATACAAGCACACTTGAAAAAGAAAGTGCTTTCAGTATCGCAAATTTAATCATGTTTCAAAAAATTGCTAATGTTTTGAGTATTGTCTCATTTCTAATGGTAACTTCTGTTATTGGTGGAGGGTACTTTGGCTATAAATATGTAACATCAGAACAGTTTCAGACAAAGATGATGAATAAAGTCCTTGGTGGTGTACAAGGAATGATGCCTAAAGTTTTAGAAAAAGGATTACCTGATATTACTGGGCCATCGTTACCAGTACCACCAAAAATGGGTGAATCAAAAATATGAACTGCTGGCATTGTAAGACTGAATTGATCTGGGGTGGTGACATTGATATAGATGAGTCTATGCCGACTTATCCTGAGTACTCGGTTATGACTAATTTATCTTGTCCTAAATGCTTTTCAGAAGTAGAGGTATTAAAGAAAAGAGATGCCTTTGATTAATGATTTTTGGGTTTATAAAGAGGCTAATTAAATACTATGTAGATAAATTGATTCATTGGATGCGTATGCAAAGATTCAATTTAGAACTAGATAACGATATTAAAAAATATCACGAAGAATTGGATAAAAAAGTAAAAAAAACAAAAATTATAGAAAAAGGTACTTTCGGAGAAGATGGTTGGTCTATTTCTATTGGAGATGTAGAAGATGGAGATACCTGATATAAGTATTCCTGAGATATATGTCCCAGACGTTCCAGAAATATATAGTCCCTATTACATTGAAGTAGCGAAACCACCTGACATAGATGTTCCTGGTTGTACTTATCAACATCGAGATATAAAAAATACTGGTAATCGTAATTTGTTATTAGATGATCCTAATGGTGTATATACAACGTGCGATGTACCATTTCCTAGTTTCATTCCTCTTGACTATACACCTGAGAATTTGGTCATTACAGAAGAAGTTCCTACGAACAATGAAACTCCACCCTTACCAGAATCAACGACTCCAGAAATACCAGAAATTAAAAAAGAAAAAGATATTGAATTAGAGCCTTGTCCTAGCAAAAAAGATCAAAGAGTAGGAGACTTTCGTAACGAAAAACGATTGGAACGTGTTATCGGGCATAAAAGAGGGGATGATGGGGTTGAATGTATAACTCTTTATGAAGACGTTCCTTTTGTCGATCAATACATCCCAGAACCTAGCACTAT